CGGATTCCCCTGTTGACCATATCCATAAACGCTTCTTCGCCAGCGACGGGGCCGTAGAAGTTTATGTTCGTGACTTCCTGATTTTGCAGACCGCTTCCTTGGCTAATTCCAGCCGCGCTAACCACAGGGACTGAGGCGGCACCAACGCCAGCACCGACACCACCTGCGCCTATGCCTAACGCAAAGCCTATACCTCTCACAAGCGGCTCGATAATCAATATGCGCAAAAACGCGGACAGTATTTCTTGGATAACCTGTAGCGCGATATTTTTGAATGATTTGAATAGATTCTCGCCACGTACAATGCTAGACGCCAAGCTATCCGCAATGCTTTCCGTTGTACGCGCCCATATGCGTTCGATCTCGTCCGCGTAGGCGGATACGCTTTCGGACGACTTCGCGATCTGCTCGTCCAGCTTCCTGATGCGCTCGGACGGGCCGTCGCCGCGAATAAGGTCGAAGTAGGCTTTGGCGCGGTCTGTTAGCGTAGCGTCGATGACCGCTGGCGTCGAAACGAACTCTTTCCATTTATCAGGGAATGAGTTGATATCCGATAGGTCGATGTCCTTGATCGTGTTTTCAATCGCCACGAAACCATCAGCGAATACAGACGATGCTTTGTCTACGGCTTTTTCTGCCGCACCGCCGACGACACCAATCACGCGCGAAAACGCATCCGTCGCGATGCCTGCGGTGATTTGATCTATCTCGTTCTGCGCATCGATTATAGATTGTTTAATCTCGATGATTTGTTTCTGAAGCTCAATCGCAACGGCGGCAGCTTCTTTGGCGGAAGGGTTTTCTTTTACCATCCCGAATGTGGCAGGTGATGCGAACATGCGGAATAGCTTTTCGGCGTATGTACCCTGAACGATATCTATTGCCTGTATCGCCCTGAGTTTGAATCCTAGCCATAGTTTCTCGAACTCGGCAGATAACACCTTTGTCGTGGCGATAAGGATTAGCATGTTGTCTGTCGCCGAACGAATCGCTTCGCCCGGCGTGCTGGAATCAACCCCGATATCACCTGCGAACCCGCGCACGTTTTCCATCGCGCGGCCAATGTTGTTTAGCGTGGACACAGCGATCTGTGCTACAGCGCTGATTGCCTTGCCGACAATCGCCGCAACGCCGCCCTGCGCGGCAATCATTTTCAGCGCCTTGTCAGTGATGCCGATGATGATAGGGGCCAGTTGCGCCGCCAGATAGTTACCGACGCCCTCGAATGCGGCCTTTAGTCGCTTGACGGACTTGTCCGCTTCCTTAATCTGCGCGGCGTCGAAGTCCGAAACAGTGACGTTCAGGATTTCCGCCCATTTGTTAGCGTCCTCAATGTTCGACGCGAACAGGCGGACAAGGTTAGCGCCTTCTTGGTCAAATATCTTGACGGTCAGGCGTAGGCGGTCGTTCTGGTTCGTGACCTTTTGGATGGCTTGCGATATACGATTGAAGATATCTTCGGGCCGCAGGAACAGCAGTTGCCGCGCGTCCAGCCCCAGTTCTTTCAGCGCGTCCTTGGCGGCACCCGTACCCCGCGCCGCTTCGGACACGCGGCGAATCATGCGCTGCAATCCGGTTTCAAGTTGATTGAATTCGACACCGGCTTCCGCCGCCGCGAACTTCAGTTCAGTCAGCGACTTAACGCTTACGCCAAGTTTTTCCGCGGCATCCCCGACGGCATTGATGGACGATATCGACCGCACGGCCAGAACGCCCATGGCCCCGATAAGCGCAGTCACAGCGCCCACGATCGTAACGCCGATAACCTTGGCGAACTGTAGCAGCTTGGATATCGCCGCCCCGACAAGGCGCGGGATGGACGTTATGGCGTTGATGAACCCGCCGGCCAGCACGCCAAACACGCGACCAACTGCGGCAAATACGTCCGTGTTAATGACGCGCGAGAATGTACGAAGGCTATTTCTGGCCGAGCCGAGGCCTTTGTTGAACTGACTCGTCACCGCGACGAGACGGACGTTCAGACTGCCGATGTCCGTGCTGCGTCCCATGTGCAGCCTTTCCTTTCGCGGCTTGCAATTGCAACCTTAACAGGCTCCGTATTTGCGCGGGCGTCTGCTTTCCGCTTCCTTCATCCGCGCCCCAATCAACCTTCACGTCATCCCACTTGGGCTTGTTGCCTTTTTTCGGGTCGCTGTAAATCGTGCGCAGCACCAGTTCCAGCTTCCAGAGATTCACGTCCAGGCGTTCGCGCAGGAACGGCTCGAGTTGTTCGTATGCCGCCCACTCGCGCAACTCCTCCACGTCCATGTCCGCAAGCAGCTGCCTGCGGGTCATGCCGAGGTGAGAAGCTAGTCGGTACTGGAAGCGTCGCCATCCGTCGTCCCTGAGTTTTTTTTTGCTTCCGTGACCGCTTCCTCGTCCAGCTTGTTAAGCCGCACCCCGGCCTCGTTAATAGCCTGTAAGGCGCGTCCTGCCTTCTGGTTAAGGTCGCTGCGGTCCGCGTCCGAAAAGATGCGCTCGCCGTTCGCGTCCCGCAGGAAATAGGACGCCATGATGGCAACGTAGTTCTTTTGTTTCTCGATGCCGTCACGGTACAGGTTCGCAATCTTTTCAGCTTCAACCCCGCGCAACACGCCGATGAAGACCGTTCCCGGCCATCCATACGGCGTCATGTCCAGTTCTTCTAACGTGATATCGTTTGCGGCAAGTATCTGTTCTTTTGTCAGTGCGGCACACATGCGGCATTACTCCTTGGATTAGCTGGTGAATCCGGTCGGTTCCCCGTCAATCGTAATCTCAATCGTCGCGGACATGATTTCATCCGTTACGACATTGATGTTGTCCACGCTCGAAATCGCGCCGGAGAAACTTTCGGTATCCCCGGAATCGCCGAAATCAATCGTGATGGTCTCGAACGCCACGCTCGGCCCGAACGGAATCGTGTCCGCGGGGTCAAAGTGGATGTTAAGCGAACACGTCCCGGCGTTCACGATGTTCGACAGTAAATACTGCCGCCATCCCTGCGAACCCAAGTGCGTGCGGTCGATGACGGTGCGCGACAGACCGCCGCGGTTGATGGACACAATCTCCGGCGTCCATCCGCTTGTCGCGAACGTCATCGTGGTAAGATCGCCAACCCCTACTGCCATGTGTTTTCTCCCGCGCTACCGTGAACCATCCGTGTGCAGCATTTCGTATGCTTGCCGGATGTGGGCAGCGCCTTTCTCGGTTCCGGGTATAGCCACGGCGGCAACGTGGGTTTCGTCTGTCCAATGGATATATTTCACGGCGATAGTCTCGCCGTTATCCGTTATCGTGTTGCGGTATCCGTCAAGCGCCTGCCGTGTGGCCTGCGCGAGTTGCATGACCGTCGCGGAATCCGCCGCGAAATGGTCAACGTCAAAGCTGGTTGTCGTGAACAGCGTATGCCCGCCAAGGTGGCGAATCGGATCGGTATCGGTCACGATGCAGTGCTGGTACGGGCGGTCGATGTTCGGCGGGATCAAGTCCGTACCCAAAAAGAACTTGTCGCTGGTAGCGGACGAATCGCGCAGCGCAACCACGTCCGCGTCCGCGTCCAGAATCAGCGCCACGGCCTCGCCTGGCGTTATCTGATAGGTAATCGTCATCCGATAACCCCCAACTTGGCGGCTTCCGCGTGGACGCCATTACGGACTTCGTTGCCGAACGTCGATTCCATCTCGTTCTTCTTCGACTCGTACGCGGGGCCAAGGAACGGCTTCGGCTGCGCGGACACCACGACAGAACGCCCGAAGAATGCTTCTTCCGACTGGAAACCGAACGCCACGTCCTTGGTGTTCGCCAGCCCCTTGTCGGACGATACGACATGCTTCTTCGTGCCGCCTTCGACCAGATGCGCAATCAGCGCCGGATTCTCCCCGGTCTGCGCGTCCTTGTAGTTTTTGCGCGGGCCTGCCACGACGACCGTGATGCCGGCACGCTTGTACTGCTTGACCTTCTGGCCCAAGGACTTGGCGAGCAACCCCGAACGCTTTTGCTTGCGTGCGCGGCGCTTGGCTTCGGTAACGACCGGGCGCATGGCCTTCGTTGCCGCCGTTTTCATCACGCGGTTTTCCACGTTGACAGGCAGCACGGCCATCCGTTTGTCGATAGCCGCAGCGCCCGTTATTTCCAGTTTCGCAATCGCCATTACGTCCGTTCGATACAAATCAGCGTCATCTCGACGCGCCGTTCTTCCTTGTCCTGAATCGCTTCAATCGAAAAGATGCGCCCGTCGTAGTTCAGGCGATTCTTTGTCGTAATCTCATCCGTGTACAGCATCGTCACCTTGTGCGTGGCGTCTGCGACAACCTGCCGCGCGTACTCAAGTTCCCTTCCGCTTAGTGGTTCTAGCCTTGCCCACTTCGGAAAGTCCGCTATCCAGTTGTCCGGGGCCACTACCCCCCGGCTCGCTTGCGCCGGATGATTCGATTCCACTATCACCCGATGCCGTCTCATCCCCGGATTCATCTTTGCATTCCTCGGCCCAACCGGCGCGAATCCAGCAACGCGCCTGGCGTTCCTGAACCCAGACGCCGCGCGTGCCTTTCTTCAGCACTTCCTTTGGCGATACCGCAACGGATGCCAATATGTTGAGTTTGAGTTTTGCCATCAGCCAAGAATCACCATGACATCAAACGACTCCGTCCCGGTGCCGGTGCAGAGGATGTTCTTGGCGGCGGTAGACACGTCGCCAGCGCCTTCAGGGCAGCTTTGCAGGTAGATGCCGCGGTGCGTGGCATGACCCTGTACGACGTTCGACCAGGACGTGCCGGCGAAGCTGTACGGGCTGGACGTGCCATACGACAGCGTAAGGTTCCCGTTGCCTGCGCGGTTCTGCACTTGCAGGCATTGCAGCTTCAGGCCCGTCGCGTCCGATGTAAGGCCGTTTCCTACCGGCACCGCGGTCAGGTCGATGAACGCCGTAGACGATGAAAGCGTCAGCGCGAACGAACCGACAACCGTAGCGGGTAGCGCGGTCGTATCCGGGAACGTGCGCGTCATCGGCAGCGAGTGCTGGAAGATGGTATCCGACGCCGATACGCCGATGCCGGACGTGAGCGACGCTTTCGCGCTCATGTTGACCCGTAACTTGCCAGACGAAAGTGCCATTGTATTCCTCCTAATACGCCAGCGGAACCGACTCTGGCGTCATCATCCATTGAATGTGCATCGGTACTTCCTGCTGCGCTCCCTGCGCCACTGGAATCCGATTCTCGAACCAATGACCCACAAGGGCCATAATTGCTAACCGTGTGTTCTCCGGCACGTCGCTCGCCGCGTCCCCGTATCCCGCGGTGAACTCGACCGTAACGGCGTTCACCTTGTCCTGCTCCAGCACAGGAAACGTCGCGGATGTTTCCAGCGTGACTGTCGCCAGCACGTCCGTCAGGCTGACCTGATAGTTGCTGGACGCCCACGTCTGCTGCGTGCCTGCCGTGTCGTAATACTTGATGGCGTCCACGGACTGCACCGGCGATATCGGCAACGTAAAACCATTGGCGCACGGCCAGTAATCGAACGACCATTCATACTCGGCGGTAATCAACTGGCGATTCTGCGCGGCTTCAATCGTCTTGCGTGCGGCCTTGATCATCGTCTCGACCAATCCCTGCTCGAAATCGTCGTCCAGCCGGTGCATCTGCGCGATATCCGCAAACGTGACCGGCTCGACGGCGGGCGGGGTGGCGAGAACAAGACCCATCAGACCATTACACTCCGTTGTTCATTCTTGCGCGGGCGTCCGCGCTTGCGCTTCGGCGTATCGGTTTCGCGCGTAACATCCGCGATGACTTCCTTGCGCTCGGCGGCTTCTTCGCCGAACACTTCGATGAATCCACACTTGAGCAACCGATTACGGACTTCCGCGACGGGATAAATGATGTGTCCCTCGCGATTCAGGAAGCGGCGTTCCGCGCCAAGCTTCGTTATGCGGCAGGGCTTACTCATCGGCGGATTCAGCCTTTGCGGACCGCCGGCGCGACGGTGCCTGTTCCGGTTCCGGTTCGGCCACGGGCGCGGCTTCCGCGGCAGGGGCTTTCAACTGCGATTCAAGCGCGGCCACGCGGCGTTCCAGCGCGTTAAGTCGTTCGTTCGGGCTACCAGCCATGTCTACCTCCACGTCTCGGCGGGCTTCCCCACCGTTCCGTAATCACGAACGGATTGAACAATCGGCTTTCCGTCCATGCTCGGCCATTTGATAAATTCTTCAACGTGTCCTATTGCTACGCGGTTCGCCAGGTGCAGGCTAAAACCGGCCTTTTCCCATTGGTGCCAGAAGTCCATGTCCACATCGACGCGGCCTTCCTTGTCGGACCACTTGTTATCCTTACCCGGACGCGGCGTCATCCACGGGTGCGGGAACTTCTTGAGGCTTGACGCGCGGAACATCGTCAAACCAAAGTGCCCCGTCTTCACCTGCGTCGTTCGCCACGAGAACACGTCAGTCTGTACATTGCGCGGACCGTCCTTGCCGAAGCTGAACAGCACCTCGTCGCAACCACGACGCGATTGCAGCGCGACCACGGCGTCAATCGTCTCGTCCGACTTCATGATCCGGTACAGTTCCAGCACGTCCTCGTGAGAGAACACCGAATCGTAGTCCAGCGTCAAAACGAATTCCTTGCCGCGGTCGAGCCACTTCTCCATCCCCGCGCAAAGTTCCGTCCACCAGAAGCAACTCTGGATAACGTCAAACTCCAATCCCGGCAACTGCGCCATCGCCCGTGTCGTGCAATACTGGTGTATGATGTATCCGTTGCGCGGAGCCGCGAGAATCCCGCCTACGTTATTCAACTGTTTATCGTCCGTGCTTGGCTTGTAGCCCATGAGATTGAGCGACATGGGGCCAAGGTTGCGGGCGCAATCGTCGATCTCGCTTTCCCACTTGCGAATGCCCTGCAATCCGCAGTTCATCATCAACTCGGTAAGCAAAACCGGATCGAAAATCGTCTTGTGATAATCGTCGTCGTCCGTCTGTCCGCCCATGATGAAGCCCATGACCGGCGCGTCCGTGCCTTGCACGTAACCTTCGACGATGGTCTTGAAATTCGGCACCGCGATACGAATCAAACCGCCAGGCTTCAGCTTGGATACCCAGTTCTTGAGTACGTCCAATATTTCGCCCTGCGCGAAATGCTCGAGTACGTGCGATGCGCGGATTTCGTCCACGGATTCGTCGGCGTAATCCAGCGGGTAGACTTCCGTGCCCAGCTTGCGATCAACGTCGATGAACCCAGGAATGGACAGCGGCTTTCCGTCGCTGCCAATCCCCGAACCCAGATTCAACTTTAATGGTGCGGCAGTTTCTTGCGGCATTGCGGCATTCCTTTCTTGCGGCAGTTTGTTTTAGCGGCGGGCCGGGGTCTGATTGCCGCAACCAAACCCCGGCCCTATCCAAGCGGCGAGCCGAGTGGATTAACCTTCAACGAACACGGC